CTCGGCGAAAAAGGCGACGACGCTAATTACTGCGTCAACCAGATCGAAGCCCGATTTCTGTTTTTCGAGCATTTCCTTCTCCACCATCTTGAACCCAGCAATTGAGAATTCAAGATCAGTAGCTTTGCAAAGTCCAATCGATACCATGATGCACATCAACTCTTGCATATGTTTCCACGTATGATTGTTGCGGAACAGATGCCAATTTCCTTGCATCGTTTTCAATGAGGTGATCCATTTTGGCAGTGGTTCCTCACTCTGCGGCGAGACCTTCTGCTTTAATAAATCGTTGATGTAATCACACACAGCTGTCATCATCGATGTCTCGACATGATCTCTCACATACAAGAACATGATAGAAACAAATTGCGTTGGTGATGCACATTCCCTCATGGCCAATGCAACGGCGATGAGTGCTTCCGCCTCACGCATAATGCGCTCTGGTAGCACCTCGCCGAAGCCCTTAGCGGTATCGGTCAAATGCGTCAAGATCGAGTGAATATTGTAGTCCGTCTTCTTGGACTCAACGACTTTTTCTCCGTCGTGAGGAGTGTACTGTCGCTTCAACTCCTTTATCCTCTCAATCTGTCTGCAGCGGGCTTTCTTCTCTCGAGTCTCTCGATTGAGTCTCTTAAGGTATTGCCCATGTGGAAGTTTTACTTGAGTCTTCCCTACTCTGTTTGAATGGGGTGTGACAACACAAGTGCTGCCACGGGTGGACATTTTACTGATGTCCAAACAGTCAAACGCTTGGTAGGCGAATTGAATCATAAGTTTGTAAAAATTCATGATGAAAAATTCCATTTCGGCATTTCGTATGGTTAACGGGTCGCCTAGCTGGGTACCAGACCACTATGACCCTTGCTCTCTGAGCGTTGACTATATGCAAATTCCGGTTCTTCCGTCTAGATGCATAGCTTTTATACAGTAACTGGTTTCGTCTATGTTGACCAGATGCTTCTGTCTCGTTAGTTCTTTTATACACCATAACGAGGGTGTTGAAAGAATATTCAAAGGTTAGTCACACAACCTATACTCTCTCTATGTTTCCTCAAACGTACTGAGGTCAACGGTGTGACAATTACAAATCTGTAAACCGTCTCGTATATTTATGGTCGTCGTCACGACCATGGTTTGGTAAATTTTTATCCCGGGTACCAACCGGTAAGAAAAACAAATCACTTGATATAATGGACTAGCCATCGTTCCAAAGCTCTGATGGGCAAAGTATGCCCAAAAGTTCTTTCCACCCATCTACACAG